CTAGTGAATTACAAGATCTGATAAACCCAGATAGAAGTTCGGGTAAAGATATAAAGAAAGTATAATATGAGTAATCGAAAAATGGATGGCTATTTGGGTAATCCAAACCTAAAGGCATCTGGCGTTGAGATTGAGTTTACCGAAGATCAAGTTAAAGAATATATGAAGTGTGCGAAAGATCCGGTATACTTCATTAAAAATTATGTTAAGGTCGTTTCTCTTGATAAAGGTCTGATACCTTTTAATCTTTATGATTATCAGGAAGAACTACTAAACATAATCCACGACAACAGGTTTGCAATCGCCAAACTTCCCCGACAGAGTGGTAAGTCCACTAGTATCGTGTCATACATCTTACACTACGTTCTGTTTAATCAGAACATGAACGTTGCTATTCTTGCTAACAAACAAAGTACAGCAAGAGAGATTCTATATCGACTCAAAATGGCATATGAATATCTTCCTCTGTGGTTGCAACAGGGTATTATAGAGTGGAACAAGGGATCAATCGAACTAGAAAACGGTTCTAAGATTACCGCATCATCTACTTCAGCATCTGCAATTCGTGGCGGATCTTTCAACATGATCTTCTTGGACGAATTTGCTCACGTTCCAAACAACATCGCAGAAGAGTTCTTCAGTTCGGTGTATCCCACAGTTACATCTGGTCAGACAACCAAGGTTCTTATGGTCTCGACTCCCAATGGTCTAAACCTGTTCTATTACTATTGGAAAAACGCCAACAAGAAAAAGGGTGAGAAGGGTAAGAACGAGTACATACCATTCGAGGTTCATTGGTCGCAGATACCTCTATATCCCGGTGGACCCATGAGAGATCAGACATGGAAGGACAAGCAGATTCAGAACACCAGCGAACAGCAGTTCCAGACTGAGTTTGAGTGTGACTTTATTGGTTCTACGAATACTCTGATTAGTTCTTCTAAATTACATGTCATGAACTTCGAAGAACCCGTCAGTAAGTCTCCAGATGGTATTGATATATACGAAGAACCAAAAGAAGGACACACCTACATTATAACTGTAGATACCGCCAGAGGTCAGGGAAAGGACTACAGTGCGTTGCTGGTCATAGACATCACCGAACCCCCGTATAAGGTAGTTTTAAAGTATCGAAATAACTTAATTTCTCCTATGGTGTATCCTACGGTCATAAAAACCATAGCAGACAAGTATAATAATGCTTATGTTCTCATAGAAACAAACGATATTGGATCTCAGGTTGCTGACGTTCTTTACGAGGACCTTGAGTATGACAATATGGCTTCGACTGTATATAAAGGTAGATCTGGTCAGGTAATTAGTTCGGGGTTTGGTGGTGCTCAAATGCACCGAGGTGTCAGAACTACGATTCCTGTCAAAAAACTAGGGTGTTCTGTTGTCAAAAGTTTAATAGAGAATGATAAACTGCTTATTGAGGACATGGATATTATCAATGAACTCTACACTTTTGTTGCAAAAGGACAGTCTTTTGAGGCAGATGAGGGACATAACGATGATTTGGTGATGTGTCTAGTATTGTTCGGTTGGTTGACTCGTCAGGACTATTTTAAGAATCTGACAGAAAGAGATGTTCGTCTTGATGTGTATGAGGAGGAGATAGAAAGAATCGAGGATGAGGTCTTACCATTCGGGTTTATGGCTCACCAAGAAGACGATGATGATGGTGAATGGCAAAAAGTGAATACATCATTTTCCTAAATATAAATTGATCCCATATATAGGAGAATATAATGGCTTTACCCTCAGTTACAGTTAAAATTTCAGAAGATACATTCAGACCATCTTCTGGTGAAGCCTCAGGCACATTTATAGCTGGTGCAGTTGTAGCAGATGACGTTATAATTAAGGCTCTAGGAACTACATCAGAAGTTTCTCAGGGCTATATTCATTTTACAAGTTTAGAAGACTTAAACTCAAGACTAACTCTAAATTCTGGTAATAGTGCGGGATATAACTTTCCGGGATTTAGTGGTGGTGCCGGTGCATCATACGCATCGACTAGAGATGAAGTTAGATTCCCCAGTGGACCTAGTGGTGCAACTCTAAGGCATCAGTTTCACACCATAGAAACAGCAGCACAATATGGTTCTCAGGTTATAGTTGGATTGCAAACCGCAGATCCATTTACAACATCAAACTTACCATTGGATTGTGTATTTTCAGGTGACGTAGACAATACAGTCGGTAGTGTTGTGTTAACGCAGATAAGAACTAATAGAGGAAATGATTTGTTGGCAGTACATGATACACAAAATGTAAATCTTTCAGTATTCCCGGGATCATCAAACACAAAATATGATGTTTGGGTATTTGGTAAAAAGGAATATATACCACCTGCAAGTTCAATAGACAATGAGTTGTCACTATATGGTGGACCAATTCAGATTAATCTCGCAGCAGATTTAGTAGGATGTATGGCAAGAACAAGAAGAGTTGCGAATAACTGGTCATCACCAGCCGGATTTAGTAGAGGTAAGATTCTAAACGCTTATAAACTGGTAAGTCCTCTTACTGGTGCTAGTGCAGATGCTTTATATGGAAATAATATAAATCCAATTATCTCTTTTGCAAATCAAGGAATTCTTTTGTTTGGTGATAAGACTGCGACAGGAGAAAAAATTGGATTGGTAAATCTACTACTTTACTTACAAGAAGAAGTCGGACTCATTACAAGGGAAGCTCTTTTTGAAGTTAATGATTTTTCAACTAGACTTACGGTCACAAATCGAGTTACTGCACTCTTACAGTCAGTACAAAATCAATTTGGGATCGAGTCATTTACTGTAACCTGTGACGAAACTAATAACCCACCAGAAATTGCTAATATTGGGAACTTTGTACTTAAAGTTGAATACAAACCCATAAATAGTATAGAAACTATTGTGTTAGAGTTTGTTCCAGAATCAGAAAACACCGTAGGAGGATAATAGATGGCTCTCGATCTAAAACTACAAGACTTTAAAGATAGAGTTGGTCTTGGTACAAGGGCAAACCGGTATGATGTAAACATGATCATTCCGGGATTTTCCACTAGTCTTAGAGCAGAAGTATCTGCTGCTTCCTTGCCTGCTGCAGAACTACCAGCAATTCCGGTTGCGTTCAGAGGTCGTATATTAAAACTACCGGGAGATAGAAGATACTCTCCTTGGAACTTTACTGTTTATGATTCACCAAAGGCATACAGTTCCGGCAAAACTGTTTGGAGAGCACTTCACGAATGGAGTGATCGAATAAATCAGCACTTCAGCAACATAACTCAATTTGATCCAGATGGTTCTAATTTTGTTGCAGATTGGACAATCCAACATTATGATTTAAATGGTCAAAACATTCTTAAGCAAATTACTTTACATAATTGTTGGCCAACAATGGTTGGTCCAATTGAATTGCAGCATGGTGCTATGGATAACTTAGTACAATTTCAATGTATGGTCGAATATGAATACTTTACTGGTGTGTGATAATGGAGATATATAATGGCTATTGACCTATTCGGATTTTCCATAGGAAAAAAATCAAAAGAAGAAGAAATCGAAACATCTCTTAAGCAAGAGGCGTTCGTTTCTCCTGATGAGTACGATGGTGCTCAAACAATAAACAGCGGTGGGTTCATGGGAACCTACGTTGATTTTAGTGGTGGTATACAAAATGAAAATCAGTTTATACACACCTACAGAAACATAGCACTTTATCCAGAAGTTGATATGGCTATCGAGGATATTATAAATGACTCAATTATAATGGGTCAAGATAGAAAACCAGTAAAATTAAATCTTGCAAACACAGGATTTTCTGACAATATTAAAACTAAAATTCATAAAGAATTTGATAACATTTTAAAGATGTTTGATTTTTCAAATAAAGCATACGAGATATTCCGTAGATGGTATATTGATGGTAGATGTTACTTTCAAATTATTATAGACACCGAAAACCCTAGAGCTGGAATCAAGGAACTTAGACCAATAGATCCAGTCAAAATAAAAAAAGTACGAAAAGTAAATAAAAAACCATATACCAAAGGTCCTACTTCTGTACCAATTATTTCTAGTATAGAAGAATTTTATCTTTACACAGACAGCGATAAGCAAAGCAACACATACACCGGTGCTGGTGGATTGAAAATTATGCCAGATTCTATCGCATATGCGCATAGTGGTATAGTAGATTACACAACCAAGCAAGTAGTCGGTTACTTACAGAAAGCAATTCGTCCTGTAAACATGCTTCGTCAAATCGAAGATGCTGTGGTTATTTACAGAATATCTCGAGCACCAGAACGAAGAATTTTCTACATTGATGTAGGTAACCTACCAAAACAAAAAGCCGAACAGTATCTAAAAGAACTTATGAACAGGTATAGAAATAAACTTGTTTACAACCAATCTACAGGTGAAGTAAGAGATGACAGAAACCACCTCCACATGCTTGAAGACTATTGGTTACCTAGAAGAGAAGGTGGTAGAGGAACAGAAATTAGTACTCTACAGGGTGGTCAGAATTTAGGACAAATGGATGATGTAGAGTACCTACAGAGAAAACTATATCGAGCACTAAATGTACCTCTGTCTAGACTCGAAACGCAAAATGGTTTTAATATGGGTAGATCTGCAGAAATTACTCGTGATGAAGTAAAGTTTTATAAGTTTATTCAAAGACTTAGAAATAGATTTGCAACTCTGTTTAATGATGTATTACGAAAGCAGTTGTTACTCAAGGGTGTAATAGCAGAAACAGACTGGGATGATCTAAATCAAAATGTAGTTTATGATTTTAATGAAGATTCCTATTTTAATGAATTAAGAGACACAGAAATTCTTAAAGAAAGATTGCAACTTTTGGGTCAAATAGATCCACTAGTTGGCAAGTATTATTCTACCGAATATGTAAGAAAGCATATTTTACAGCAATCCGAAGAAGAAATAACTCTTATTGATTCTCAGAACACCGCAGAGAGACAAAAAGCTGAGATGGAAGCTGCTGCTGCTGCACCTCCTCCCGGAATGTTACCACCACCAGAGGCTCCGGCACCAGCTCCTCCACAAGCCTAAAAAATATACATAGTTTATACAAACCCCCAGTAAATGAGGACACCAATGAGTACACACAAAATTATTAAAGAACTAATTGATGAGAACTTAATCGGTGCAAAAAACGAAATTCATGATCTTCTTTACGAGAAGTTAGGTAACCACCTAAATGAAATGTACGTTGAAATTGCACCAACACTTCTTGGCGAAAAGAAAAGACACAAGAAGGGTAAGGGTAAGCCAGACTTCCTAGACTTCGATAAAGATGGTGATAAAGAAGAGTCAATGAAATCTGCTCTTAAGGATAAAGAAGCAGTTAAGGAAGAATACG